AATTCTAACTATTATTTTTATTTTATGTTTATATAAATACCTTACTAAATTAAATATAAATAATTTAGAAAATTTTAAACAAATTAAACCATTCAATAATGATAATTTAAAAAAAAAAAATAATTTCACAAAACAATTTTTTAATAAAAAATCAAATGATAATAAAAAATTACAAAAATTAGTTGATTCTTATGAAAAAATAACTCCATGCAATGGAGGATATTGGAAGTTAGATAATTTTAATTTTAATTTTGATTAGTCTTTTATTGTTCGGATACAATATAATCTTTTTCAATATCTGTTAGAAATTCATTTATATATTTATGAAATATTGTATACAACAATTTTGTATCCAATTTTAATAATTCTTGAATTAAATGCTCTTTCTTTGTTTTAGCAATCTCACCACTTAGGAATCTATTGTGTGTATTTTTTACAGTTGGATAATAATTTTTATTCACCTCAGTAGTATTTTTAAATACATATTTATTCATATACTGAACATGCATACTTTTAATCATTTTCCTAAAATATGTTTCAAATAAATTAAATTTATTCAAATTTTTAGGAAATCTATATAAATATTCTTGAATCAAATTATCCTTTCTTAATATAAAATAATGAAATAAATCATTACTATAATTACCTTTTAGTTCTTTATAAGTTATATAATTTAAACTTTTGATTTTAAATCTATTATTATTATTATTAATAATATAACCCTCTGATTCAAATTCTTCTTCTATTTTACATATATTAATTAATCTTAAATAATTATCAAAATTATATTTTTTAGGTTTCTTACAACCAATATCTATATCAACTTCTTTACAATCATTTTGTAAATCAATTGTTATTATATGAACTAATGATGGTTGATCATATTCAATAATAATTTCATTATCCGGATGTTGTAATATAAACCCATAACATAAACTCTTGTCTAAATTATCAATATTAAAAACATCATTCTTACAATTATTATACGCTTCTTCAAACATTTCTTTATAATTTTTTCTATTTCCCCATTTTGATTTACTTGCATCTATTTTCCTAGTAGTTGAAACAACCCATTCATTATTATAATAAAATAACTTTATTTGAGTACCATCAATTGATTCTTCTACTGATATACCATCCCACACTATATTATTATATTCTTTAATATTATCATCATCTCTTATATCTATTTTTTTAATTTTTGGTAATGTATAACAAATTACATTATTTGTTTCTTTTTCTAAAATTATTCCCCTACATTCATCAATTATTGATGAACCTGGTTTATAATTATTTCTGTTATAACATAACATATACAAATTTGAATAATCTTTGTCTTCTTTTACTGTTAAGTTGAATGGTGGGTTTGAAAAAATATTTTTTAAATTTTTGTACGATTTATCGTCACATGTATTAATATAATTTACTAAATTCATATTACTAATTATACTATTATGTTTATCTTTTAAATATTATTGTTTAAATAAATAACAAAAAAATCTATCTATATATTAAGAATGAACCAAGATAATAAAATAATTAATTTAGAAAATATTAATTCAAATAATAATGATATAAATAATAATGATATAAATAGTAATGATATAAATAGTAATGATATAAATAGTAATGATATAAATAGTAATGATATAAATAGTAATAATTTTAGTAAACAAAATATTAATAATAATTCAGAAAATGAAGAATTTATGACTTTATCTAATAGTAATTCTAATAATAATAATACAAAAAATATATATATCGAAAATGATAAATTAATTAATCAAGATGAATTAGTTGAATCTGCTGTACCAAATATAACTGTTGAAAAATTATCTGATAATAATTCTAATAAAAATATTGATTTATTTAGTAATAATGAAAATGATGTATTTTATTTTAAAAATAATGTAGTTGTTGAAAATAGTGAAAAAGTTTTTGAAGATGATATTATTTACATTCAAGATTTAGAAAATAATCTTCTTGATCAATATCCAATTTATAAACAAAATTATAAATATATTCAAGATAAAATTAAAAAAGATGTATTTGATATAATATTTATTAAAAATTATGGTATTGAATTATTAAAAAGAGATGATAATTATTCATCAATGATTGATAATATATTAAATAATAATTATATTTATGATTGGATATTACCTGTTGTTGAAGACAAAAAGATATTATATTATATTAAAAATAATAAAGTAAATGATTCTGATAATACATTTAATATTAATAAAGAAAGTGAAAAATATATGCCATTTATACAAAAATATTATAAAAAAGAAAATTACTATTTTAAAAATTTTATTGATAACATTAAAGAAATAGACAAAATTACAAATGATTTAAAAAAGAATAATTTAAATATAAAAGATTATTTAAAAATATATAATGATATTACAAAATCCTATATCAATTTATATAAAAAAGATCTAAATGGTTTTAATATAGAAGCATCAGATGATATTACGTGTATTAGAAGAACTAATTTAAGAACTAAAAAGTGGGAGACCAGAGTATTAAATGGTGATTTTTATACTTATGTCAATGTTTGTGATGATAATGATCGAATTGTTAATGTTAATAAAAAAATTTTAATAAATTCTGATAAAATTAACATTAATGGATTTTTGATATTTAAAAATAAATTTGATCATATAAAAAATTATTCTAAAATTAATAAAATGACAAATATTAGTTCAATTATATTTAATGATAATAATGTAATAATAAAAGCAAAAAATCATAAAATAATTAATGGTGGTAATATTTATTTAAAAAATACAAATAGTATACCACCTATTAATGGCTATTATGATTTTGTTGATGTTATTGATGAAAACACACTAAGATTAAATAACGTTGCTAATAAGGGTACTAAAAAAATTAATGGCAATACTGGTATTCTTTATGCAAGAAAAATATTATTATTGAAAAAAATCAATGTTGATAAAAAAAATAACAAACTCGTTTATTCTAATCCAGAAAAAGATATAAAAGAATTTAGTGCTTATTATTATAATTTTAATTTTAATCTAAGTAAAGAAGATCTTAAAAATGTATTAATTGATATATTGCCTAATAATAATGATATAATAAATATTTTAGAGTCACATATTGATAAAATAAAAACAACAAATGATTTATATAAAATATTAGATATATTTAAATTAAATATAAATGAATTATCAAATGAAGAATTTAAATTAATTAAAGAAATAATAAAAAAAGTATATAAATCTGACTTAATTTTTAAGGATAAAATAGATAAATTATATAATAAAATTAATATTCCTAGAAATATAATTGATTATAAAGATTCTATTTTTGATAAGGGTTTTATTAATAAAAATATTAATACTATTAATAAATATTATTCAAATAATTTTGTTAACCAAGATAAATTAATTGATAGAATTAATTGGATTGAAAATCAAATTGATAATGGTGAACTTTATTTTAATTTTATCTCAAAAAAAAATAATGAAAATACACATGAAAAGGAATTTAAATACATAAAAAATACAATCAAAAATATTAAAGATAATGAAAAGAAAATTAAAAATTTACCGAAACAAAATGTAAATTGTAAGAATTATAAATTAAGAATTATTAAAGTTATAAATGACAGTAATTTTGATTTAAATAATAAAGACAGTTTTTATGTAGATAGACTAATGCATGGTATAGATGATAGAATTTTAATAAATGGTCAATTATGGTCATATGAAAATAATGAATGGATTGAAGATCCAATGAAATACAATGATGGTGATTTAGCACTGGTTATTGTTAATGAAAACGAATATTTGAATTTATTTAGAAATAATGATAATACAAGTGAATATATATATAAAAATAATAAATGGATATTTCATAAAAAATTATTAGCAGGTATTACAAATATTAATACTGCCTGTTTTTTTTCTAAAATTGATATAAAAAATATGAATAACCAACTAAAAATTAATAATGATTATTGTTATTATTACAATGATAAATGTTTACCAGTAAAAAAATACAAAGAAGAAAAATTAATAATTGATTTAAATAAAATCTTAGATAACTATAATAAATATATTGAAAGTGATACTATAAATGAATTAAATAAACATATTGAAATTAATGAAAATAATTTGATAAAATACCCTAATATTATTGAGAATAAAAAAGAAGAAGATTTAAACAAAAATATTATTAAAAATAAAAATACAAATTTTTCAATTCAAATTACAAGTTTAATTGATAGAATCTATAAAATTAATGATGTTGATATTCAAAAATATTTATTATATAAAATTATTGAAAATGATGGTATTTTAGTTGATAATTTTATTTATTCTAAAAAATATGGAAAAAAAATTATATGTGGTCATTGGAAGTTACTCATGGATGAAGATTATGCGGATAATAATAATCTTAAAGAAAAAATTAGAGAAACACTTTTAAATATATATAGTGATCGTGGCGTATCAGAATCATCATATCAAGTTTGTAAAATATGTGGTAATTATCTTGAAAATGTTAAATATAGTTTAGTGGAGGGATATTCTTCCAGTGGTAGATTGATAATGAGTAGAGAAGTATTAGATAATGAGTCAGATAATCCTAAGAAAAAATCTAATAATTTAAAATATTATAAAAATTTAGATTGCAATGATAAAGATTTTAAAAATGAATTAATTAATAGAAATATTGATATTCAGTATTATAATACAATTAAATTTATATGTGATAAATTTACAAGTTTTAGTAATAAAATTGGAATTAATTTCAATTATGTAGATTCATTAGAAATTATATTTGATACGTTTGAACAATTTGTTAATATACCGTCATATATTATTTACAAAAAGAAACAAATTATGAAATTTAAAAGTAAAGGATATGACTCATTGAAAATTAATAATATTTTGAAAAAAAATATAATAAAAAATAATTATGAAACTTATATTTCTCTTAATTTAAATACATTATTAATGTCAAGACTATTAATTACTATAAATACATCTAATCCAAAATATATTAAAAATGAGACATTAAGTAGTAAATGTACTTTTTACGGGTGGAGAAAAGAAGATAAAGTATTTGATTTTCTTGCATGTATTTTAGTAGAGGGCAATAGTATAAAATTTAATAATAATAATTTATCATTTGAACAAAAAATGGAAATATTAAAAATTGATTTGAATTATAATTATAGTAAATTCAAAAATTTAGGTAAAATTAGAAAATTATTTGAAAATAATATTGGAAATAATATTGGAAATAATATTGGAAATATTACTAACAAACAATTAGATAATAAACAGACAATTTTAAAAATAATAAAGGAAGTCCCTATTTTACCAAATAATTTTAAAAATGATATATTAAAATCTACATCAATTAATAAAATTAAATCATTATATAATCTTCTCCATAAAAGAGCCAATTTTGTTAATAAATCATTATATAATATAATAAATACACAAATATCTGAATCAGATTTATTAGGTGGATTATTAATTGAAAATTATTGTTGTCCAGTTAATTTATCATTATATAAATCGTACGATAATTATTTTAAGGATATTAATGAATTAATTAATGAGAGTTTTAATTTATATAAAAATGAAAAGTATTTTTTAAATACTGGTAATATATCAAAATTATACGTTTTAAAAGATAATAAATTACACAATTATAATTATGCAATACAACCAGATAATATATCTATTAAAGAAATTAATAATTTTAAAGATAATGTAATTAATGAGAATAATAATTTCAATGATGAAATTGTATTTATCGATTATGAAAATAAAAAAAAAGATTTAATTAAAATAATTAAAGATTCTCTTAATAAACAAAAAAAATGGGTCAATGATTTTAGTTTAACTTATAGTAATTTAGGTGTATTATCTTGCTTAAAATATGATCAAAATACTAATGTTAATAATAATATAAGTAAAAATAATAGTAAAAATGCAATTATTAAAAATTTAAAAAAATTTTATTATTTATTAGTAAAAAGTATTAATATAATTAAAAATAAATATAAAAAAGTATCAAAAATTTCAAAGATTGATTTTGTAAATGAAGCCACTTCAAAAGAATTACAATCCAAAATATATACACAACACAATTTTTTAGATGAATACATTAATGATACATATCAAATTAAATTTAAAAATATAGTAATTAAATATAAAAATTATATTGTATCAAATATATTTGGTATTAATGATGTATATAATTGTAAAAATGTTATTATAAAAAAAAGTAAATTTACAAAAAATGATGCAATTAAAAAATTGAGATTTATAATTACAGACCAACTATTAAATATGTACAATAATAATGATAATAAAATTATTTCACTATTTATTATTAAATTAATTGAGAAATATAATATGAATATTGGAAAATTTGATATTAAAAATAAAGATATCGATAATTATAGAAGTAGAATTGATTATGAATTTTCGAATGAATATAAAATAAAAATAGATTCATTAAGTGGTGCAACTAAAACAATGATAAAAAATCATTTTAAGACAAATAGTTTAGATACATTTGATACTAAAAGTCTACAAGATTATAATAGTGTTGATGTTGACAAAAATGAAAAAGATATGAGTGAATTTCTTAAAAATATGGCAAAAAAAGAATTAGATAGTATTCATGAAAATGTAACCGAAGAACATATTAGCGAATATGTTAATGAATATTTAAAAGAAAAAAGAATTGATGAAGAAATATTAAAAGATGAATATGATTTTACAGAAGCAGATGAAAATATAGAAATTATTGATGTTGGTACAGAATATGGTGATATACCACAGGGTACTGAAAATGCTGGTAGAGGAATTAATGATTTTACATTTGATTATTCATCTCAATTTACTTAATTAGTTATTATTTAATATATTTAAATACAATTATATAAATATATTTATGATAAATGCCAAAATAATAAATAAAGAAAAATATTATGGTAATAAAGAATATAAATTAAAACTAATTAAGATAGTAAATAATAAAATTGATAAATTAATTACTCAATTTAAATTTAGACTATTTGAAGGAAGAGGCTGTGCTTGGTATTATCTAGGTTATAATGATGATGGTATTCCATTAGGTTTATCAAATATACAATTTTCTGAAACTATTACAAATATATTAGAAGTTATTAATTATCTTAAATTAAATATTATACATTGTTTAATTTGTAAAGGAATAGATGGGTATTGTTGTATATTAAAATTAAAATCACGAATTAAAATTGATTTAATATATTAAATTAATATATATATATATGATAATATTTATTATTATTGTAATTTTTATATTTATATCTTTATTAAAATATAACAGAATTGAAAATTTTTCACTACCTATATTTAATAATAATTATGATAAAAGCTGGCTTATGCCCTATAAATCATTAAATTCAACTAATGTTCAAGATATACCTAATAAAGAATATATTAATCATAGCAAATTTAATATTGTTAAAAATATAGAGTATACCGAATCTCTAAACAATTTATTTAGTAAATACATTATAAAAAATAAAGACAAAAAAACATTATATTATACTGAGAATAGTAATTCAAAAAATGACTTGACAATTAAAACAAATAAATTAAATAATAAATCTTGGAAAAATAAATATATGAATTTAGATTTAGATATAAGAATAGATTATAAATTTATACCATGTTCATTTAATGTTGTTACTAATATTTTGAATAAAGTATTTGAAATAATAAAATATAGATTTATAATTTATAAATATAAGATTAGTACTATTTCTAAATTTGAAAATGGTAATTATTCATACGGATTAATTATTGTATTATTACAAAAATTTGGATATTTCGGTTATACTATTTTTATAAGTGGATATACAAAAAATGAAGAAATCATTTTATCTGATTATGAATTTATTGGTCATTATTATACTGAAAAATTTTTTTTATTAGATGGATTAAATAAATATGATAGTAATTTTAATATAAACAATAAATTAAAAATTAATACACCTTATAAGTATAAAAATAATAAAAAAACTATTAATTTTGATGAATATAAATGTTTTACAACAGATGAAAGTATTTATACTAATCCTTCTTTTAAAAATAATATAATTCTTCCATATTATAGTAAAGAAGACTGTGAATCATCTGTTAATATTTATGGTAAAAATAAAAAAATAGGTATTTGGGATAAACCATGTAAAAAAGATACTGATTGTTTTTTTTATAAAAAGAATAAAAATTATACTAATTCATTCGGTGGATGTAATAATGGCTATTGTGAAATGCCAATTGATGTACAACGAGTTGGATTTAGATATTATTTAAATGATAATAAACCTTTCTGTTATAATTGTAATTCTAAATCTTGGAAAGCAATTACTAATCTTGATACATGTTGTAATGATCAACATGATAAAAAAAAATATCCTTTTTTGAAATCACCTGATTATGCTTATAAAAATGATTTGTTAAATAGACTTAATTATTATAATCAAAAAAATTATTGAAAGCTAAATAAGAACAGCTCTTAGCCATTTAGTTCCATCATAAAATCTTAAACAATATATTTCATTTTCTTCATTAATTCTTATTTCACCCTCTTCTGCTATTTCATTATCATTATTATATTTTGTATCTTCAATAGTTACTATTTTATATTCATAATTATTATTATAAATATTTAAATAATTTGTATTATTTTCTTTTATTAATTTAATTTTATTTGTTAAATTTTCTGATTCATTAAATATACGGTATGAATATTGTAAATTTAAATAAGGTAGTATGTATTTATTATCACCCATTAACCACTTTTTAAAATTATAAGAATCATTATTTACCCAACTAAGAACAGTAGCATTATCAATAAATATAGTATTTTCATAATCATAAATATATGGATTTTTATTTTCATTACCATTTATCCATTCTTTAAAATAAAATGCATCTTTATTTATCCAAATAAGAGGAGTTACTAGATCTTTTTTAAAACGCATATATTTGTAATTAATCATGTCCTTTTCATTAATAATATCTTTAATAACTAATTTATATGTTTTAGTACCATCAAATATTGTTAAATATATAATTCCATTTTCTTCTATTATATCTATTTCACCTATATTTTTATTATTATCTTTTTTAAAATATAATTTATATTTTATATTATTTTTTTCTATAAAAACATAGACATTATTTTTATTGCTTTTTTTGCTTTTTTTGCTTTTTTTTATACTCATTTTAATAACCATATATCATATATTGATAAAATAATATATTATTTTATTAAATTTAAATTTTATATATATTTTATGATATTTTACAATTATCAATAATATTATTGTCTGATAGAGAAATTGCATATCTAACATTTCCATACATCCTATATAAAAATAATGCTGAATAATTCACTATTATTGCACCTATTTGTTTTTCTCCATCTTTAAAAGAATATTCATTAATCCACTCAGTTTCATATATATCTTTTAAAGAACTCGTATCATTTTGTATATTATCTTTTATTGGTGTTGAAAAGAGAGAAATGTCATCTTTATAAGTTTGATCAATGGTGTAATCACTATTCAATGAAACAAAACGTACCCTCTTATTACTAAGTAGTTGTTTTTGATTATTTGTATAATCTATAAAATCAATTATAACAAAAAATTTATTGTCCAAAGTTAATATTGAATTATCAATAGCAATTCTATTTGCATCTATATAATTTTGATAATTAATTTCACTAACATTTTTAAACGTATCATTCTCGATATTGGTAAAATTAATATGATTCATATCGTTTTTTATTAATACATTATCATTATTATTAATAACTTTATCTAATACATACTTAATATAATTATTTGTATAATCTCTAACAAAATCACTACCTTCACCAGTCTCAGTTAATGTAATTGAAATAGATCTATCATTACTATTATAATAATTATATAATCCACTAATTTTTGGTATATAATTTATTAATATACCTTTATTGGTATTATTATCTAAAATATATTTAAAATTAGGTGAATATTTTTCAAGTTTAGAATACATTATTAGATATTCATATTGAAAACTATTAATTTGTTCAAAGTTAAATCCAAGCATAGATATAAGATTATTAATAAAATTTTCTGTAGCAGGTCCACCTCCGGGTTCGGTATCACCTTCATCAATTTCAAACTCAATATTTGTAGAAGGATTAATTCTAAAATAATTAACATTATCTATTGTTACAATTAAACATTCAATATAAGTATTTTCATAATCATTACCTAAACCATTATCTATTAAAATATCACAAATTAACATTGAATTATTTGCAGGTTTAAAAACGTTTATTAATTTATCTTTAATTTCAAGATAATATTCTGTTGAAAACGAAAATCCATTTATATATCCTGCGAATGGAAAAACATTATTTTCACCATTTATATATTCTTGATATTGAATTAATTCATCATCAAAAGGACTATTCGAATCTCTATAATTAAATAATCCTATTTTATTATTGACATCAATTAAATCTTTATATGCGTCATATTCTAACATTTTTTTATTATTTAAAATAAATAAATTATTTAGATCTAGTATATCATTTATTATCACATTTGAATATTGTTCAATTAATTCATTATTTACATCGAATTTTAATAATGAATTTGAGCCATCTTTTAATATATATAATATAAAATATTCATTATTATTAGATATATTTTCATTTATTTTTTCATTTATCTTTCCTTTATCTGATGTAGATATTAAACTGTATCTAAAATCAGAATCAAGATTAATGTTATTATCTCTATTATTTATTAAATATCCTACATACTGATCTATTGGTGATGATAAATCATTATTTGTATCAATTTTATATAATTCAAAATTTTCCGATACATCTATATAATTTTCTGTAAATAGTTTAGTACTATTATAGGGTGATCCATCTAATGATGATGATATCCATTTTTTAAAATTGAACAAATCATTATTTACGAATGTTATTTGATCTATATTAGATAAAAAAGATGTATATTTAAAATAAGGCGGCGGCATATATATAATACTAACATATTAAATTAATTTCATATTCATTAAAATATTATCCGTACATTTTTTATTACCAACTAAATATTTACATTCCTTTCTTGGATTATAGGTAATGAATCCTTTTTCAATGTAAAAATCAAATGCACCTTGATTATATTTTATAGACATTGGGGATCCAATCATATTATATTTATACATTCTTGTATTCGAATCTATATTATTTTTATTAATAATATTAATATTATTGTATATTGCTTTTGTTATTTCATATCCTATTTTTTTATTTAAATTTTTAGTACAACATATAACATTTTGATATTTATAGGTTTCTATATTTGGTTTATTTCGAGTTTGTGTAGTATTTCCTATTTTTTTTGGTAGATAATTTTCTATAAAATTTAAATCTACTGTTGATGGTACATAGTATCTAATAGTTGATGACAATAATTTATTATTAACCTTAATTGGTATTATAAAATATTTATTATATATATCATTTTTAAATATTCTATTTAAATCTGCGCTTGGATAACTATCTGTATAAAAAATAAAGTCAATCAATTTATTATCTAATTTAAACATTAAATTATTAATTGTTGAACTATATTCTATTTCATAATCAATTCCTTCTTTATATCCTAAAACGATTGTTATTTCATCTAATATAATTTTATATTTAATAAATGTTGAATTATTAATATTTAATATTCCTATTTTTTTACCTTTTATATCTTTTATATTATTATATCTATTCATTGTATTACTTATTAAATACATGTATTCAAAATTTAAAGAACAAATATAATCTATATTTTCAATACTTAATTTATTATTTATTAATGAATTTAATATTGGTGTTGTACAATATAATATATCTAATTTATTATTATTAAGCATTTTTGATGCTATTTCCATATTTTTTAGATATACTATTTCAATATTAAGTATATTTGTTGATTTTAATAAAATTTTTATTATATTATTAATAAACTTGATATTAGAATTATCTTCATTCATGTCAAATAAAACTAATCCAAATTTTAATGGTCTGTAAATAAATTCCTTTTTTAAATAATTTAAATTGGATATTTTTGTATTATAAATATTTTTTTTATCTGGTATCTCATATTCATAAAATGGTAAAAAAAAAGTATAAAAATTTTCACGATTTAAATATGTATTATATAAATTATTATACAAATAAAATAAAATTAATATTAAAATTATTACATATATTTTTTTATACATATTATATATAATATATTAATATAATGTTTCAATTATTTGACTTGAATAATCCAATTAAAAATTCTATTATATTTTTTATAATAAGTATTTCTATTATATTATATTGTAAACCTGTATTATTAAGTAGAAATTATAAAAATAATTATAATAAATTTTATTTACCAATTGTAATTATTATTATTAGTGTAATTACATATTATATTTTTTCAATACTAAAATTATTCTTTACATAATTTTTTACATAATTAATTAGTTTAATCTATTAATTATATATCTGATTCATTATTATGGTGTCATTAGAAAGCATTACATGGGATGAATTAATTAATTATTCACCACAAGTTTCTCTAAAAAATAGACCAAAAATATTAATTAAATTAAATGATAAATATAATAGAATATATTTTGGTGTCGTTGTTAAGCATGATATTAATAAAAATATTTTAATTAGATATTTTGATAATCCATCAGCCGGTAAACTTTGGTGGACTGGTAACAAAGATGGAAATTGTGGTCTAGATAGAAGTCAATATTCTTCTACTGTATTAGGTGATATTTATGATGATATGCTTAATTTATCAGAAAAAGATTTTTGTGAAGATGGTTATGATGATATAATTAATTTTGAAAATGAATCAGATCGTTTTTATAGATCCACGTCTAATTATCCTTTTCTAAATGGAAACTATGGTAATATTTATCTATTTGAATATTTTATGAAACTATATGAAAATAATAACAAAATTTATTATGATGATGAATCATCTACACTACCAAATGAAGTACTTTTAGATCTTAATAATCCACATTACAAAAGAACTAAGGTAAATGATTTTATTGAAGTTTTTTTAATGAAATCTAATATAAAAAAGGATAATTTAAAAAATTTAAAAAATTATTTGTGTTATAAATTGAATAGACGTAAAATAATTAATATTATTAATAAACATAATCTAGATTTAATCGATATATCATTTATTGAATCTATAAAAAGTAAAATTAAAAATAATTTAATGAATAATATAGATAACATTATAATATTGTATTTATTATCAGAAATATTAGAAATTAGTGTAACAATTTATGAATATAATAATTTAAATCTATCTATAAAAAATATAAATAATAGTTTTGATAATAAAATTTATTTGTATAAATATAATAATAAATATCAATTAATTATATTAGATAATGAAAAATATAAGAATGAAGATAACAAAATTGAACAAAATAATTACCCCTGAATATATAAATAGTTATTTTAAGCCTATTAGAACATTAAATTATAACATTTTTTATGATTACTTATTTTATTTTTTTATAATTTTAGTAATTATTTTTATATATTTAGCGTTTAATTCTTACTGAAATTATGTTATTAACTTAATATATGAGTGAAGCGCATAGAGAAGAAATATTAGATGATATGGTAGAACAAAATCAAGATCAAGATCTAGAACATGTTCATGATTTAGAGGGTGGTTCAAGAACTAATTTAAGTGATAGTGAAGTATCAGATAATAGTGAATCAGATTCAGATAGTGAAGTTGAATTTGAGGAAATAGATTTAACTGATAATCCTTTATATCAGGTACTTTCAACTTTATTTGAAGATGAGGAAGGAAATAATTTGTGCACTATTTTAAAATCATTAGTAGTATCTGTTGATTCAAACACTAAGGCAATACACAAATTATTAAAGAAAAGATCTAATTAATAAGTTATAATTTATAATATTATATTATTATATATGGAATATAATAATATTTTAAAAGATAATAATTTTATTAATTATGATACATATGAAAAAATAATGTTATCACGTCAGTATAATAAATTATATAAAAAAAGTTTAGAAAAATATAAAGATAATTTAAAAATAAAAGAAAATAAAAAAATATATAATCTATCTATTTATGAAATATCTAAAAATTTTTCAAATACAATACTAGTTATAATAAATGAATTAACACTATATATTCATCAAGAAAATAAAAATATAAATCAATTAATGTTAATTTTTTCAAAAAATGATCGATTAATTTATGTTGGTATACTTATATTTTTAATTGCACTCATAATATATTTTATTGATGTAACAAATTAGGTTATTTATTTTTTATTTTTTTTATTATTTTTTTTGATATTTCTTTTTTATTTAAATATCCACCGTTCTTTTTTGTAACCTTTATACCAAGTGATTTTGCTTTTAATAATAATTGATTAAAAGAATATTTATTATATAAATCTTTTGGTTTCATTATTTTACTTAATTTAATCGTATTATTTTTATTTGGTTTTTTATGATTTATAATTTTATTTAAATTTTTATTTAAATTTTTATTTAAATTTTTATTTAAATTTATATTTTTTAGTAAATCATTTGGTTCTTTCTTTAATAAATGTTTTACATTTTCCAATGTCATTTTATATCTATTTTGAAATATATTACTTCCGTACTTTATATTTTCGGTAATTATAAAATTATTTCCATCTAATGTTTCACCTAGTATATAAATATTAATATTATTTATTTTTATTGATCTTGTAAAACCTTCTGTAATAGAGCCATTATAATTTTGATGTTTAAAAAAAAGTATTTTATTTTGATAATAATTCATGTATATTAAATATTAAGATAATATTTTATATATATATAGAATAGGTATGCCTGTTATTATTGAACGATTATTATATAATCTAAGTTTAGCTAGCCAATATATTATTGATAAATTTAAAAATAAAAAAATTTATAATAATACATATGGTGTTATTATTGACTTACCAAATATTAAAAAATTAGAGTATATGTTTATTATTGCTTTTATTATTTTTATTATGTATAATGTTAATATTAATTTGAATCATATATTTGGACTTTTTGTAATAATAATAATAATTTCATTACTAATTCAAAAAGATGATTATGAATTTAATAATTATTTAAATGATAAAGATATTGAATTAAAATTTTTAAATACAGTTTTATTTGAGAATAGAAAAGATTATACTATTGGAATAAAAAATACAGATTTTTATTTATTTGATACCAATATTTCATATTTATATACTAATCCATTATTAGTCACTTTATTATACAAATTAAGAACATATATACAATATAATAATATAAATTATAAGGCTGTAATATTTCATGTTAATAATTTATTAAAGGTAAAATCAACCATATATCCAAATTCTAAAAATAAATTACAATTATTTGAAATTGCATTTACCGAATACACCAAAACATTAAATGCATTTCAATCGATGATATATTCATTGCCATCAACAAAAGCAACCAATCATGAATTTAAAAATGCAATGGATATATTAGATAAAATATTATTACACGATATATATGATATAAAAAATAAGATATTAAATTTTAATAATGGTGATACAACAATTGATACAATTCCTGAAAATTTCTTTGAAAATTTTATAATAAAACCTGAACCTAATATTAAATCTTTCGCAAATAAAATTTATAATTTTTATATTTAATTTTTATATTTAATTTTTTTATTACTTTAATTAATAATTATTCTATAATATTTATTAATTTTTATTAATTTTATAAATTACATTAATAATCTTCTAAGAAATCCCATCTTTTTCTTAGTAGTTTTACGTTTCTTGGTAGTCTTACGTTTCTTGGTAGTCTTACGTTTCTTGGTAGTCTTACGTTTCTTGGTAGTCTTACGTTTCTTGGTAGTTTTACGTTTCTTGGTAGTCTTACGTTTCTTGGTAGTCTTACGTTTCTTGGTAGTCTTACGTTTCTTGGTAGTCTTACGTTTCTTGGTAGTCTTACGTTTCTTAGTAGTATTTTTCTTACCACCTGTTGCTGATCCATAATCAATTCCATGGGGATCATACCCATCTGGTGTACCAGATGACTTATTTGCAGAAGGTGGGAGAACATTTGCAACTAAATCTTTTGGTGCAATGTATTGTCCTGTTTTAGTCATAGCTTTAAAATCTGTCATATCAGTCCAACTTAATTTAAGTGGTTGTAACGATCTTGATCTTTGTGACATTGCCCAATCACTAGATGCACCGCCTTTAAATCCAGTAATAACATTTTTAAGTTTATCATGTGCACCTTGTAAGCTTTTCATTTTTGTAGGAATATCATTATCTAATGTACCATGACCATTTAATTCTACACCACCACCGGTATGTTGTCCAGTTGCATTAGGACCTGGTTTTAAGTGTCTAAAATGTGAAAATGTTTTTGATGCATCTGCACTATTAGAGAATCTATCGGATGCATTTGGATTGTACCATCTTGATGGCATTCCAGTTGCACCCATATTTTCACCACCACCTCTTTTTGATTTTCTATTTTTTGCACCACCTGTTGTTCGCCATGCTACACCAAAATTAGCTGATTTTGTGGCAGAAGGTGACTTTAATGTTTGATCTGGTTGATATCCATTGTATCTTAGGTCTCCTGCATTAGAGGAACGTGTTGGTATTAATGATTTATATGCACCACCTCGTTTAGTAGTCTTGTGCTTTTTAGTTGTCTTACGCTTCTTAGTAGTTTTGCGCTTCTTAGTAGTTTTGCGCTTCTTAGTAGTCTTGCGTTTCTTAGTAGTCTTGCGCTTCTTAGTAGTCTTGCGCTTCTTAGTAGTTTTGCGCTTCTTAGTAGTCTTGCGCTTCTTAGTAGTCTTGCGCTTCTTAGTAGTCTTGCGCTTCTTAGTAGTTTTGCGCTTCTTAGTAGTCTTGCGCTTCTTAGTAGTCTTGCGCTTTACTTTTTTTTTCTTTGCACCACCTGTTTTATTAGTTTGTAAAACATAATCAGTTGATTTATTGCAAATGCCATTTCCACTCTGGAATGGAAATTCACCGTTTTGATCAGATAAATATTTAGCCATTATAATATTAGCGTATATTTTTTTTATAAATAATATTAAATTAATTTAAATATAAATAAAATGGATTTTCATGAAAATATGACAACAGAAGAAATAGCAAATAAAATTTTTTGTGATGATATAAAACCAGCAAAATCTATACAATTAATATATCCGGAAGCAAATGTAAAAGAAATTTTTCAACAGTTGATGGTTATATTCACAATTGGAATGAAAATATATCACGGTGATGAATATGGAAATGTTGATTTGTCAAAAGTGAGTGACCAACAATTTAAACGCATTATGCAATATTTTGCAAGCTTTGGAATTAAACTTATTTGTGAAATAAGACAAAATAGTGAAAATGAAGAATATATTAAACATATAGATGAATCAAGTAGCATACCACCATTAGAAGGTAAAAATAATAATAATAATAATAATAATAATAATAATAAACAAAATGAGGAAAATTTAAATGATTACTTTTTGACATTAAAAACTGATTATCTTATTTATAAAGTTTCATTTGATTTTTTATAATCCGACTATCTTAGTTGCTATTTTTAATCACTATAATTGTTCACATTAAATAATTAATGCATAGGATGGCATTTATATGCCATTTGTAATTTTATAATCTGCTATTTTTCTTAAATCTTTTATTGTCATGCTTTGTTGACAATTTAAACTTCTGGTTATTAATTTATGATGGTCTAACAATATAGTGGCCCACTCAGGTGTTAATTTCATATATTTTATAAGTTTTAGAGTATCTATTAAATATATAGTATCAACTTTTGTTTTATCTTTTGATGGTATTATAAACATTGTAATGGTCTCTTTTTTACATTCTTCATTATCAATAGAATCTCTCATTAATATTTCACAATATCTTACTTCGTTTAACCAAATTGATTTTCCTTTTTTAATTTCAATATATAAACCATTATATTTACAATCCCAATATCGTTTTGTTTCACATTCAAATCCTAAATCAACACATGCTTGTTTTTCATATCCTGAATTTTTAGAAATCCATTTTCCTTCTAATTTCTCAATTTTAGTTTGTAAATACATATTTAATTTATTCATAATTATAATAATCAAATTAGTTTAATTATTTTAATGTTATACTATTTCATTTTTTATATTATATATTATAAATGAAAGTATTAATAACAGGGGGTGCTGGATTTATAGGTACTAATTTATGTAGATATCTATTAAAAAATAATAATTATGTATATTGCTTAGATAATCTGCAATGTAGTTCATATGATAATATAATAGATCTAATTGGTTTACCTAATTTTAAATTCATAAAACATGATATTACAAATAGCTTATTAAATATTAATGTAAATCAAATTGATCAAATATATCATTTAGCTTGCCCGGCTAGTCCAAAAAATTATCAGATTGATCCATTAAAGACAATAAAAACATGTACTATTGGAACAATAAATGTTCTAGATTTTGCATTAAAAAAAGGTGCAAGAGTATTATTTACATCTACATCCGAAATATATGGTGATCCAGAGATAACACCGCAAACAGAAGAATATAGAGGTAATGTTAATACACTTGGTATAAGATCATGTTACGATGAGGGTAAAAGAATTTCAGAAACTATTATGATGGAATATAATAGAAAATATAATATTGAAACTAGAATTGTACGAATATTTAATACATATGGACCATATTTGTCACCAAATGATGGTAGGGTAGTTAGTAATTTTATTATACAGGCATTAAATAATAAAGATTTAACTATATATGGTAACGGAAAACAAACACGTAGCTTTTGTTATATTGATGATTTAATTGATGGTTTAGTAAAATTAATGAAATCTGATTATAAATATCCAATTAATATAGGTAATCCCAATGAAATAACAATTATAGAATTATCGAATGCAATTAAAGAATTAGTTAATAAAGATATAAAAATTACTTATTTAGATTTACCGGAAGATGATCCAAAAAGAAGAAAACCTGATATTAATAAAGCTAAACAAATATTAAATTGGGAACCGGAAGTTGGATTAAATGAAGGTTTGTTAAAATTAATAAATTTTTATAAAAATAGTCTAAATTTGTAATATTATTTCTATATTATAATTAATGATTGAACAGATATTTAAAATAATTTGTATGGGCTTAGCATTATATTTTTTCTATTATTTACATAAAAAATTTAGAAATAAAGTATTTAGTTATGTTAATCAATATAGTAAAAATGATTGTTTTATTAATATTGGAGAAAATAAGTTACAAATTAAACTATATAATGATGATATGTATTTAATGTCTCAAAATTTTAGAGAAAGATGTTACAAGAAGCTGTTTAAAAATAAAAATATAATTAAGTCAAATGATGAATTATCAATTGTAAATGATAAAATTAAGTTGGATAATATTGATTTGGATGTATTTGACCAGGATGTAAAAAAAGGTGAAATATATTATAAAGATAAAGATGGTCAAAATTTATCGATTGCATTAAAAGATAAAAAAGAGAAATGCATCGTATTTGGAAAAGTTATTACAGATAATTTTGATAAAATAGATATTGATGATAATACTATAATAAATAATATGGGTATTATTAATTAATACGTTTACAAATTATATATTTATAAATCAAATATAAATATATGAATAAAGTGTATCCATCATTACAAGAAAATGAATATAATAGTGAATTCAATTGTTATGCGCGTATAAATCCTGAAATTAGAAGAAAAAGAGAGGAAAAATTAGAAGTCATCGAAAAAACAAATATAGGTGTTCTTGTAAACTTAGAAACAAGATTAGAAAAAATAACAAGCGCAATTCGCAAATTGAAAAATAAAATTAAAAATAATAAAAGAAAAAAAGCATGTGTAATATGTTATGAAAAATTACAAAGAGTTATCTTAGTACCTTGTCAACATAGTGATTTTTGTAATAAATGTATTCAAAAAATTTTAGATAGAAATCCAATTTGTCCATTATGTAGATCAGATGTTGAAGATGTAATTAAATTATAAATTAGAATCTAACCATTCTTTCATTAAACCAACATTAGGTGTTCCCAATCCAGTTACTGGATCCCATCCTTTTGAGGAAAGATATCCAAAATCTGATCCACCATCTTCTCTAATAGGGCAACAAAAATATTCTGTACAAAAATTATTACCTTCTACTATATCATTGAATATATTTGGATTATCTTCTGCCATCATATACAATACTGGATTAATAAACCCCAATTTAGGTTTTCCACGTGATACTTGATAATCATTTAATAATGATACAATTGCTGCAAATAATGGTGACGAACAACTTGTTCCATCTACTGATTGCAGAATACCGCCGTCAATAACTGGACAATTATGACCAATTGCACTTATATCGGGATAACCTCGTCCATTTTTATTAAAATCTGTTGGTTTAGGAACATCTGATTTCAAATAATTGTTTACTTGTTTAGATTGCCATTTAGGTGTAACTTCTGAATCAAAAATTGCAAATCCACCACCGGTTGTCCAATCAGTTTCATTATAATTTGTTGGAAATTCATCTAATCCAGTTGGACAATCATTCTCTAAACATAATGGTGTATGCCAAGTATGCTTGTTATCTGAACTAGAAATAAAAGTAGCACTTACACTTGTAACCCATGGCGAAGAACCTGGAAATACAGGATTAACTTTAGATTGTGTGGAATCACACATTTCATTTGTTCTTCCAGCTGATCCTGCGTCACCACTAGATACTGTAATAGTAATTCCACGTAGAACCAATTTAGCATATTCAATATTTACTCGATCAATATATTGATTCGCATCATATTCACTACAATTAGTTACACTACATTGATCCGCTTCAGACCATCCCCAACTCATCGATATTATGTCTGGAACATTATTAGTATTAAAAAATTTTGAAGCAAATGAATATAACCATAACGGCTCATCCCAAAACCATAATTCTACATTTTCCGCAGTTTGTGACATCATTTGCATATCTAATTGACTTTCTAGATCTGTCATTTCATTATCACCAATAATATGATTATTTGTAACAGATTTATTTTGCTCTGCATTTAAACTTTGTTGGTACAAAAGATCAGATTGACTAAATCCAGGATTATTTTGATATTCTACAGAGCAAACAGAAATATTTAGATTATGTATTGTTGAATCGCTAATATTATATAATCTATTTATAACCTCTCTTCCTACTAATCCATCTGCAGGAATTTTATAATTATTGACATGATATTTAACACTTTTTGTATATTTATTATTAGATAATCCTTCAACAAAATCAATTATATTAACTAGATTAGATGGTATGATGTAATCACGATTAACATGATATATTCCACTTGTTTTAGTTCTTTGTATATTGATTTTAAAAATAGAATTTACTGTTTTAATATCAGCTTCACAATCAATCAAATCACTATAACTAGTATATTCTACATTATTTGAATCTAACCACTTAATAACAGGATTATAGAACTGTTTCGGATATGATAATAAACTATTAATCTCACCAATTCCCCAATATTTACCATACATATTAGATGATGGATCTGAAACTAATGATGCAATTTTATATAATTCATTTTTATTTTTTTGTTTAAGAGCAATTGAAAATTTAACTTTATTATTGTTAATACTTAATTCAGATTTAGATGGAATTATATTTAGATTAATAATTCCAACTAACATTAATAAATTCTTTAAAAACTTCACAATCATATAAATAGATTATGAATTTCAAACTTTAAATAATATTATTTAAATATTATTTAATATTTACTATATTATAATTATAATATTATTAGATATTATGGATATATATCTTAATAATATTATTAAAAATATAAGTAAAACACAATTAGATAAAGATTATATTAATAATCAATTTAATGGAATATACAAAATTATTGATGAGGATAAAGAACAATATTTATCAATAAGAACTAGTATTCCGATCCATATTATAGATTTGCTAATTACTATTTTTAAAGGTAAATTAAATTCTAAACCGAGATTGACAGATATTATAAATGTAGAAGTTATTGATGTATCAAATGGAAATATAAATAATGATATAGATATAGATAAATTAGATTCTTTTTTAGATCAACAAACTGAGATTATAATGCAGTTATTATTGGATCTAAGAAATAATATTTAGTAATAATCACTATCATAATCATCACTATCGTCGAAATTTTCATTATTTTCATTATTATTTGATTCATGATCATTTGATTGATGTTCATCTATATCACTGTAATCATTATCATTGTTATATACAAGTTCACCAAATTCATGACCGTACTTATTATCTTTGAATATAAATGGATGTTCTTCAATTAGATATTGAATATCATTCCATTTCTGAAAGTGATGTTTATTATTTTTAACATTCTCATAAAACAATTGTAAATCTCTAAGTTTAATATATCTTGTCCATGCTTGCGGACTAGACATAAATTTAATGTCACTTTGATACCATTCTTCTTCCCATTCATGTTTTGGTGTTTTGAATTTTACAATTCTAATTTCATTAATATCTTCATAAGTTTTAAATGTAAATGGACTAGAATATTGTTTTTCGTATCGAATTTGCTTTCTATTTGCATAGTATTTTACTGAATTTGCTCTGTAATTTGGGTCTCCGCCCGGATAAAATGGTTTTCTTTTTGTATTTAAAGTAAGTGATGACATCCTTAAAGTATTAAGTCTATAATAAATTTATATTTGTTATTCATAATAAGAATATTTATTCAATTTATTTTTTTAATTTCAATTTTAACTTATTTATAGCTAATTATTTATGTCTATGCATGGGACAAACTATATGTAGAAAATGTGGTATACCACGAAATCAGGTAAATGAATCATCATTATTAAGACATAATTGTAGATATCATGAATATGATTTAAATGATATATGTTGGGATTGTGGTAAGCAACGACATATTTTTAATCATAATTGTAGACACAAATGGACTTTTAAATTTTATTGTTGTTGATAGTAATCAAGTTTTAAATATTTATTTTAAAATAAATATTTATTTTAAAAACATAATGGCATACCACATAAATATTTTTTCCATTTGTGTCGACACTTGACATTATATCTTCCAGAATACTTTGTATTAAAATTTTCAGACATTCTACAATCTTTACATCTTTTACAATACCCAGTATCTTCATAATTATGGACATAACATGAACGAGAATATTCATATTCGGTTGATTTTCTATTCATCATACATTTGATACATTTCTTTGAATATATCTTGCCCATCAACGTATATAATATATTTATAAAAAAATTGATATTACTTTTAATATATCATTTATCAACATAATTATCACTATTGAACTCGTATAATTAAATATGAATAAGTTTGGAACAACAACAAGAAGAAGGAAAAGAATTAAGTCGGGCGATAATAGACCGAATTGGTTTAAATCTCTTTCACCAAAATTTACATCAAAAACATATCAATCTGTTGGTACCAAGGATAAGCCAAAACAACCCAAGATTAAGAATGGTGGCAATCCACTAGGAAGAGGTGGAAGACCAGGTGGCAATCCACTAGGAAGAGGTGGAAGACCTGGTGGGAAGACAAATAATAGATAGTTTTTTAAACAAATTATAAAATAAAAAATTGACAAAATAATATTACAATTGTTATAAATATAAGGTAAAAAATTAAAAAAGTATTGTTACAAACAACAACAAATCCAATGGATTATCAATTTTTAAAAGGAAGATCTGTTAAAATGACGCCCGATGCGTTAAAAAAAATTGACAATCCATCAACAAGAAAAGCTTGTTTGGACTACTTTCCTATATTTGGTGCACCAAAAATTATACAGGTTTGGATTGGTAACAACCCCTATACAAATCGAAATGTATGCGAATATAATTTGACAGAAAATTACTCATCCGATGTCTATATTAGACTTTCATGGTCACGGAAAGATTCTTGGTGGTTAAATTTAGATGATGTTATATTCGTTTCAGAACAACCAGAGAGACAAATTCCACCACCAAAATATAAAAAGGGTGATAAAATTGCCATAATAAAAGAACTCGCAGATCGATATGGTCTTGAAGGCCATGGTACTGTTGTGATGTGTTTATCTTGGGAAGAATTTAATTCAGGTGACGATAAATGGTTTATGGGTGCTGGGGATCTATCAATTCAAATAACTCATTGGGTGTATCTATTAAACACTTCATATGAATCTTTTGACAAATTATTTCAATATGAATCTTCGAACAAATTTTTTCCAGAGGAATCTTTGGCAAGTGTGAATGATATGTCTGTTGATCCAAAATATTACAATTATATGACGGGTACACTAGTGGAAAGATCGAGACGGCGTAAATATTATTTGCAATTAAAAGGAACTTATTCTGATATATTGCAAATTCTGGAAAATGAAATACGACAATATTCTAATAAATATGGGGTAGAAATATCATCACCCGATATTTTTAAAGCAATCTCTGCTGCCATAACAGAATCATTGATGAAAATTCGAGCAATAAATGGTGGAAGTCATTGGTTTGAAGCCGAACACATCAAAATGTCACGAAAATGTGAAGTTATTGAAACACCATCATATTTTAAAATTAACTTAAAATTTGGTAAGTTTTCAGAATTTAGACTAAAATATACTGAAAATAAGTGGTCACTCAATATATATGGTGATGTTATAGCTTTTGTAACTTTAAAAGGTGTAATTTATCCTTTGGCAGAATACCTCAAAAATGATTATTTTGAACATAATCCAGAATATTTGGATAAATGGAAAGAATCTATTATGTGTCTACCATATGATACACTTGTTGATGCAGATGTTGAGAAAATAAAATTAGATAATGTTGATTTGAAAAAATGGAAATATAAAGAAGATATTCAATTTAAATCAAAAAGTGATTTATTTGACAGCTTGGGGATTATCCCTAGTCCTAAACTACACAAAAAAGATTTCAAAATGGTTGTAGATAACATTACTGGAAAGAACTTTTGTTTATCATTATTATCTAATCGGTCGTATGAAACAAAATGTGAAACACTAGTCGATCTTGTAAATTCTGTACCATACATTGAAGAATGGTGGAAAGAGGATCTATTAAGACTTACAATGAAAGATACTGGGTTTTATTTGTGTTTGCGAATTTTTCAGATGATGAAGGCATGTACCATAATCGATGATGTGACACTTATATATTTTTCACTCAGAAGTGTCAAGGAACCATATCGCAATAGTAGAATTCTTATCAATGAATTACAAAATCGTTCTAATATGTTAAAAAGAAAGCCACAAGAAATAAGTATTGGACTTGAACTTTAAAAGTTTATTTTTGCATTTATAAAACAGTAAAAAATATATATAAAAGTTCTAACTATTATATATATTATGAGTGAATTCTTATGTGGAGCTTTATCTGGTATGACACAAACAATCGTTGGACATCCATTAGATACAATTAAAACGCGAATACAAAATAAAAATAAAATTATATGGAATGTCAAAAATCTTTACAAAGGTGTGTCTTACCCACTATTAAGTTCGACTCTAATTAATGCCGGTCTTTTCGGTATTACTGACAAATCATACAAAATTACACAAAACTATTATTTATCTGGATTTATAGCTGGATCTATTATGACACCATTTATAACACCATTTGAATTATTAAAAGTAAGAGAGCAAAATCATTGTAAAAAAAATATAAAATTATGGCGTGGTTTTTTACCAACATTATATCGCGAATCAATCGGTACATCTATCTATTTCGGAACATATTTTAAAACAAAAGAATATACTAATAATGTTTTGTTTTCAGGTGGTTTTTCGGGGTTTTTATGTTGGTTATTTACTTATCCAATCGATTCAATAAAAACAAGAATACAATCAGATGACACAATGACAATTAAAAAAGCGATTAAGATGAGAAATTTCTGGGCAGGATTTGGTGCGTGTGCAACAAGGAGCATTATAGTAAATGCATTGGGATTTTATGTATATGAGACTAGTATTAATTATTTGAAAGATTAATCAACTTGTTCCATATCATTATCTTCTTCATCATCAATATCTTCGTCAAGATCTGGTAATTCGTCTTCTACATCTTCCTCGTCATCCTCAATATCACCACAAAAACCTAATTCGACCATCCGATTAACTTTATTTGCATAATCACTTGGTTTATCTAATGTAAAACCACTGTTAATTTGTGCAGTATCATATAGCAGAAATGTAATATCTTTGCATTGATTAACCAATTCTTTATCTGACATTTTTTCTTTAAGGGTTCTCATAATCTTGTGATCTAAGTTAATTTCAAAAATCTTTTTTGCACCCATAAACTGATCCATTTGATCATTTCTTAGTGCCTGTGCTTTTAAAATTCGTTCCATATTAGCACTCCATCCATATTCTGCTGTTACAAGTACACATGGTGTATCTTTTAATCGATCTGATATTTTAACATTTTGGACTCTATCACCAAGAGTATCCTTTAAAAATTTAATTAATTCTTTATTTTCCTCTTCTTTTTTCTTTAATCCTTCTTCGTCAAACTTTATTCCTTCTTTTGACACATCTACTAATTTTTTATCACTATATGTTTTAACACTTTGAACCATATATTCATCAATTGGATCTGTGAAAAATAATACATTATATCCTTTTAATTTTAATTGTTCAATAAAAGGTGAACACACTAATGATTGTTTATTTTGTCCAGTAATATAATATATTTTATCTTGATCATCACTCATTTTTTCAACATAACTGTCCAAACTAATATATTCGTCTTGACTGTTTGAACTATAATATCTGAGTAATTTCATTAATTTATCTCTATTTTTATTATCTTCATGAACACCTAACTTAATCATTTTACTATAATTATTATAAAATTTTACATATTTTTCATCATCTTCTGCAATTTCATTAAATAATTCAATACTTTTCTTAATAATTACCTTTTTAATTTGTTTTAATACTTTATTTTGTTGCAATAACTCACGCGATACGTTTAATGGAATATCATTTGAGTCGACAATACCTTGTACAAATTTTAACCACTCTGGACAAAGTTCTTTACAATCATCCATTATAAATATCTTTTTTACATATAATTTAATATTCTTCTTATTTTCACCTGTTTGAAACATATTATGTTGTGGTCTTTCTGGAATATATAAGAGACATTTAAATTCAAGTTGACCCTCTGCTTGAAAATGTTTATATACTAATGCATCCGAACTGTCATTTGATATAGATTTATAAAATGATTGATACTCATCTGATGTAATATCTTCTGATTTTCTACACCAAATTGGTTTTTGTTCATTAACTACATTCCATTCTGTAATTGTCTTTTTTATTTTCTTTGTTTTTTTATTTGATTCACTTCCACTTTCAAGATTAATTTCTTTTGCTTCGCTTGCTACTGCTTCGCTTGTTGCCGATTCGCTTTCTACTTCTTCGCTTGTTGCCGCTTCGCTTTCTACTTCTTCGCTTGTTGTTGCTTCGCTTGCTACTGCTTCGCTTGTTGCCGCTTCGCTTGTTACCGCTTCGCTTGTTACCGCTTCGCTTGCTACTGCTTCGCTTGCTACTGCTTCGCTTGCTACTGCTTCGCTTGCTACTGCTTCGCTTGCTACTGCTTCGCTTGCTACTGCTTCGCTTGCTACTGCTTCGCTTGCTACTGCTTCGCTTGCTACTGATTCGCTTGCTGCCATTTCCTTTCCGTCCTCATCTCCGCTATCATCATCACTAATTTCTACTTCTTCTTCAATCTCTCTATGTTCTTCTAATTCAATCGGATAATTTATAAATTGTGTATATTTTTTAATAATTGTCTTTAAATTGTTAATATCCAGGTATTCTTTTTGATCTTCTTTAACATATAAGACAATTCTAGTACCTCGTTTTAAAACTGGATCTGTGTTTTCTGTAATTGTATATGATTTATCTGCTGTTGATTCCCATACATATTCACATTCATCATTGTGTTTAGTAAAGAGTACAACTTTATCGGCAACTAAAAATGATGAATAAAATCCTACACCGAATTGACCAATTTGATCAATACTGTTATCACCACTTTTTAAATTATCTAAGAAATTTTTAGTTCCTGACCTAGCAATTGTTCCTAAATTATTAATTAAATCATTTCTAGTCATACCTATTCCGGAATCTTCAATAGAAATAGTATTATTTTCTGAATTAACAGATACCTTTATTTTTAGGTCTGAATTACTATCTAATACACTTTTATCTAATAGTGATTCGTATCGCAATTTCTCCAATGCATCACTTGAATTAGATAATAACTCTCTTACAAAGATCTCTTTTGTACTATAAAAAGCATTAACAATTAAGTTCATTAATTGTGAAATATCAGCGTCAAAATTATGTTCTTGACTTGTAAATTGTTGTGATTGTGATTCCATATGGAATATATATTATAATTATTGTTTAAGTAATTTATATTATTTTAAATTGTTGATTCAGATTATTAATAATATTATTATTAATATTATTATTAATATTATTATTTTGTGGTATATTTTGTTGTACACAAGATTGATATATTGTAGGTGTATTCCATGCCAAACTTGTTGTCGCTGTTTGTCCATTAGAATTAAACAAATTACCAATGCTATGATTTGTAAAACCATTGTTGAAATTACTGCTTGTCATTGGAACAGGAACACTATTTTGATAGACTGGTTGTTGTGATTGTGTAATAGATGTTTGAAAATAATGTTTGATACTTGATTTTGGATGATCATCTTTAATTGTGACATCATTTCTCATAATTGTAATATTCAAAGATTCATGATAATTCAATACAAATTCATCGAAATAATATTCATCAAACAAAGTCTTTGGTTCATTATCAATTTCCATTGGCATTGGTATCAAATTTGGAAAAGTTTCATCTATATTTTCACAAAATTGGTGCCAATAAATTTTTGGTATTTTTTTCCTACTATTTATAGATGATGCAATGGTTTTTGGAATATAATTTAATCTTACTTCAAACCTATGTTGCGAAGCTCTTGTTATTACATTTTCAACAGTGGCAAGCAAAATATTCTTTTCAATCTCAACAGAATTATCCAAATGAATACCATCTTTCTTAAAAGTTCTATATGGACCCAATATAACAAATATAATATTTAGAACATAATCTGCCAAACTTGTATCAACTGGTCGAAATGCTTTTCTGATTGGGTATTTTTTAAACTTCTGTATTGTTTTTTCTTTACTGCTAGTTTTCCCAATTTTATAGATACGATTATTATCATTCAGATTACGGATAATATATATATAGCTTGAATTATTCATATTTAGATACTGGTAATTATAAAACATATATTATAATAACAGATATTAAGAAATATCAATTTATAAAAATGATCTTTTATTTATTATATAATTAATTGATTTAATAGTATCACCATAAAACATAATAATGGTAGACTGTACTGATATAGATTTTCTAACGTTACACAAAACCCTATGGGATAATTCAAAGGTTGCAGCATTTTTTGATGTTAGTGGTATGGCAGCACCAAAATATGAAAAACCAAGTGTTGGTGAATGGGGCTTTGATTATCATTGTGGGCGAGTATTTAAGACTGATTTTGAACCATATAAGGATCCAAGTAAAAGAACTAATGGAAAAATCCTAATTAGTCCATTGGGATATGATAGAGACAACGGCAACGGGGCATTTCAAAAAGTAGTAAATTCATTAAGATCTGCACAAGGATCTGCACAAGGATCTGGTGAAAGAAATGAATGAAAATTAACTATATAAAAAAATGAATATTAAAATATTTTAAATACATATTATTATAATAAATTTAATAGTAATATATTATGACTGAATACAAAGAAAAATTAAAAAAATTTGGCTATGTTGTTATCAATTTAATTGATAAAGGAATATATACTATTGATGAAATACTTGAAATGAGAGAAATATGTATGTCAAGTTATTATAGTTATTTCACTGATCGAGGTATGAATTTGGAAGAGATTGTTATTGATTTAGACAATAATATGACAAATAATCAATATTTTAAACAACCAAAAGATAGTAAAATGTTCAAAGCAATGTATGGTCAAGTTAGTAAGGCTGGAAAAGAATATATTAATACCAGAGCTCCAGCTAATGCAATGAGTTGTGGTATGGGAACAGCAACAAGTCAACCAAGTATTTATTACAACGAAAGATTTAATGAATTAAAGGAAAAGATGCGACCACTAATGACTGAATTATATGGATCACCCGTAAAAAAGC